GCGAGTGTGCGCGGAGGTGGGCACGCCGCCGACCGCCTTGTTGTGCTTCGGGCAGCGGTACGCGGAAGAAAGGGGGAACGGGATGCCCGCCAGATCGCGGGCCTCGTCGAGCATCTGGAGCAGGTCGGCGTCCATCTTCTCCATGCCCGCGCCGCACCCGCACTTGCAGCGGAACTCGACCGTGGAGAAGTGACGCAAGGGAAGAACAGCCATAAAAAATCCTCCTGATTTTTTTTTGGTCAGGAGCATACCATTTCAAGGGGATGAGGGTTCAAGGGGTTGTTGGAAGGTTTTTTCCTCGCGCGGCTTTCTTCCAGTAGCCGTGCCCGCCGTTCACAGGCTCGACCCAAACGTCGGTATGTTGGCAATTTTGACACCCACAGAATCGAGTACTCATGTGCCCGAAGATATGCGAACCGTAACTCCGCATCTCATCCCGTCCGCACAACGGACAAGGAGGACACTTTCGCGGACGTCCCGGTCTGTTCTCGTTGTCGAATGCGCTCACGCTCCTCTCCTTTCATGTTCCCCCGCCCACATGCGGAGGGCCGTCACCGCGACATCAAGCGCCTCGTCCCGCATCCGTTCGGGCGTCTCCTTCTCCACGGCGATCACCAACTCGTGGTATTCCTCACCCACGACGCCGAGGGCTTGATATTTGCCATCCGCGTGCTCAGGCCACGGGTGCTTCTCTCGCGCCTCGCCCATGCGCTTCGCCAACGCCGCCATCAGGCCGCGCCCGGCCTGCACGCTGCCGTTGCCAAGAATCAACTCCGCTTCCATCAGTTCCACGACATCCTCCACCTTTCGCCAGCCTACTGCGCTGCGGATTCCGGTTGCTGACTCCATATCTCGTGCCTCATGAGCGCCCGCTCCGGCCCTTTGCCCTTGCCGAACAGCGGTTTGCGGTCCTCGACCAGCCGATACACGAATGACGTGCTCCCGTTTCGCCGTTCCCGCTGCGGCCCGAATACGGCGATCTCGTCGCGCTTGACGTCCCACGCGGGGAGTTGCGCATGGATAGCCCTGCCGAGGGTGGCATTGGCGCGGGCCAGCCTGTCTACAAAGCTTTCATCTTCCCTGAACGGCACGACGACCTCGACGATCCGCGAGGGGCTGCTGGTTTGCTGCTGGCTCGACACGCCTGGACGCTCCTTTGGGGATTTCCCCGGTCAGATAGTTTTCGATGACTTCCCGCGCCTCCCACCAGCCCTTGCAGACCTCGACGCGGTACCCGGCCTGACGGAGCGCTGTGATCAGCTCCTTCTGCGTGGCCTGAACCGTCCCCCCGCGCTGGCGCTTCATCTCGATGTACAGCCCGTGGAACCCCTGCCGGGGCGAGGCAAGGAACACGTCGGGAACGCCCGCCACCACGCCCTCGGCCTTCAACCGCGCCCCGGTGATCTTGTCCCGGCGCCCGCCGTTGGGGATGTGGTACATGACGAAGTGCCGGGCATACGGCGTTCGCTGCCACCAGTCGAAAAGGGCTTTCTGCTCTTCCGACTCGGGAGGGCAGGAGGGCCGCTTCTTCGCCTGTGCCGGGGGCGGCATCACCTTCCTGCCCGTGCAATGGTCGAGGAATTCTGCAAAGGTGCAGGTATCGCTCATTGCGTTGCCTCCCCCGGAGTCCTCGGCTGCTTCAGGATGCGCCATATCTGCCGCTCGGAGAGGCCGTACCTGCGGGCGAGAATGGCGACCAATGCCCTCTCGCTGTGCCCCTTTCCGGTCAGTTCGTCCCGTTCCATATTCAGGGACGAGTTGCGCTTGTCCAGCATCGCCTTTTTGAGGTTGGGGATGTAAATTGCCCGTCTCGCAAACTCCCGGCACAACGCTGAGGCCGATTCATCCCCCAACGCCGCGCACAGACGCCGATACTGTTTTTTCCCGGCACTCCCGGACGGTATTGCCACGGTCGTTCCCCCAAAGTTCTCGACCAGCCGGAAAACGAACGGCATTCCCAAGCGTTCCGCGACAGAGCGCAAAGGGCCGGATAACGATTCCGCCGTAAGTGCTTCACTCATATATTCTCCTACAGCGCCCGTTGCAGGACGCGCCCAAAGTTCGCCGGAATGGGCAGTGGCTTCCGGCGGTCAAACTGTCCGGTCTGATTGTCCGGTCTCTCGCCATGCCGCCACTTTTCCATGAACGACAAGCCCGCCTTCCAGCCTTCCTCGCGCTGCGCCTGTGTCGGGATCGCCAAGCAGGGGTCCACGGGCCGCAACCGGCACAAGCGGGGGCGGTGCGTCCGCCTCGTCCTCCCATCGCCGCCCGGACAGCCACCCGGTCAGCATCTTCGGCGTCTTGCCCCGCGCCACAAGGTCGGGCCTGCGCGCCGCTTCCTGTTGGGCAGCCCGGCAAATAACAGACACAAGGGACTCGGATAGTCCTTTGATGTCCAGAAAGGCGTCCGCAGCCTCGGCCTTCCCGCGCTTGTAGCCGAAAGCGGACCACACGCGGTTGAACCACGCCAGCCGCTGCCCCGTGAGGACACGTTTGGTCGCCGTCCGATACGCCGGTTCAGGTGCGGGCCCTTCCCCGGTAGCGGATGCGGCAGATCTGGGGGCCTTGTTCGTAACGTGTGCGGAACCTGTGCGCGCCCCTGCGCCTTCCTGCTTTTCCTTCCCCGAAAGGGAAGCTAGCTCCTCCGCTGCATCGGCGGATGCAGGAGGGGTTTCTTTTCTTGCTTTCTTCCCTTCTTCTATCGTGTGCGGAACCTGTGCGCTGCTTGTGCGCTCGTTGTGCGGCTGCTGTGCGGCCTCTTCCGTAGCAGACTGGTATAACTGCCAATTCACGACGGTAATCAACGTGCATACTTTTCCGAAAGTCTTGCGCGAGATGAAGCCGTCGTCCTCAAGCGTCGCCAGCATCCGCATCACCTGATACCGCGACAGGTCAAGCTCGCTCGCCAGCGAAGCCCCGGAACAGGCAAGCTGACCCGGCAGGATTTCCTGCCCGTGAAAGTATCCTTGCTTCCAGTTCGCCTTCTGGAGAAGGGTGATCATCAGCCCACGATACAGCGCGCCCCGGCTCCACGACTTCGAGTCCTCAATCTTGCGCCAGACCTTGAAATAGCCGCCCATATTCACACCTTTCCCTTGACGGCAGGCCCGGTTGCGGGCATACTGTTTTCAACGTTTTGATGAACTTGCATCATCTTTTCCCCTTTGGCCCGTTGCTCCAACAGCGGGCCTTTTTCGTGTTCGCGTGCCGAACCTTCAAGTGGCACTTCAATTCTGTCTCCACACTTCGCGCAGGCCGTCCGATACAGCCAATGGCATCCCTGCTTCGGGCAGGGCCGCAGGTGCGGATATTGCGCGGCGGCTTCCCTGAGCCCTTCCACCGTGAGGAACCCCACGGCCTCGGGCGACGGGATACGGTGGCGGCAACGGATGATCATGACTCCACCATTTTCTTGAACAGGTTGATGAAGTAGATTTGCCCCTTGCCCGTGATCTTCGGCGTGCGGGTGATGCGGCTTTCCCCACTGCTTCCGATGCGGGTGCCCTCCTTGATCTCCATCCATCCGGCATCCATGCTTCTCTGGGTAGGCATGTTGGTCTGGGAACCATCCTTGTGCAGGTAGCCCCTACTCCTGAGCCACTCAAAGAAACGGTTCTGCCCGATGTCGTACCCCGTGGCCTGCTTGATGAGCTTCGCCATTTCCCCCACGAGGATGCTGGTCTTGGCGACCTCGATGGACTCGGCGAAGACCACCTTGGGCCTCACCTCCTCCATCTTCTGCTCCAGCGCGAGGCGCTTCTGTTCTTCAAGAAGCCGCTGCTCCTCCTTGTCCGCCCACGCCCGCGCCGCCTCCGCCGGATTCCTGAAATTCGGAAGCGCCAGGGCGCCGTAGCCGCCCGTCCTACGGATGGACGGAATAACCTCATGCACGATCCAGCGTTTGAACGCCTTGGCCTCCGGCTTGCGGGACCGGAGGACGAGCGAGTACAGGCCCGGTTCTGAAATGATACGGCTATCGCGTCGCAATCCTGTGGAATCATTCAGAGTGTGGATAATATCGACAATAGGGCGTTGCTCGTCGTGCTCCAGAATGTCCGGCAGATCCCGCGTCTCCGTTCCGAGGACGGCGCATACATCCCGCGCCACAAACCACGGCTCACCTCCGTACTCGACCACGCGCACGGCCCCGAACTCCCTGTTCTGAAAAATTCGCAACCCGCTCATCTGGGGCTCCCGTCCAGTACGGGGACGGCCACAAAGCCGTATCCGTGGCGATAGACTTGCCCGCCAGCCAGCGGATCAAGGGCATCCGCCGCTTCGTTGTTCCATTTTGCGTTCGCCCTGAATTGCGCCTGAATGGTGGCGGCCTCGGAAGGCGACAGTTCTCCGTCGGCAACGGCGTCCAGAGTCTTTTTGTTCAGGATTCCCGTGTTCTCGGTCGCCTGCATGACCGCACGCGTGAGGTCTTCCGTGGTGGTGATGTTCGTTGCCGGGTGCATGTCCTCGACCTGCGCCGCGATCCAGTCCGCAATGATGGTGTTGCCGAGCGCCCGGCACAGGAGGGGGATGAGTTCGGGGGATGGCGTGTAGTCGTCGTACTTGTTGAAGTATCTGGAAACGGCAGCGGTGGAGAGGGACGAGCGGTTGGCTATCGCCTCGTTGGTCAGCCCGGAACGCTGCTTCGCCGCGTCCAGCGCTTCGTTGAACCCCATGTGCCGCAAGTTCATGCTCATGGTGTGAATCCTCCGTGTATTCATAAATTGCCGGGATTCGGGGTTTCGCCCATCCTGCATTCATGGAAACGGTTCATTTGCTCATCATCCTGCGCGTCCCCGTGTGGCGCGTCCGCATCCTGATCCATGGGGATCCCCGGATACGCTGGCGGGCGTACCGCGTCGCGGAGTACCCGACGCCCGAGGCCGTGGCCCGGCGGTGCGCGGAAGGGCTAGTCGCTAGATATAAAGACGACAAGCATAGCGAGGGCCACGGCAACACCAAGGAAGATGTTATTCAGCATGACTTACCTCTTCGGGTGCGGTGGGAGTGCTGGGGGTGGCTGGAGGACAGTCTGGTATGAGCGTTTCCAAACTAATGCCCAACTTCAATGCGTATACGGCACACGCTCCATGTGGGATTTTTTTCGCATGACAATGCTTCCAGACAGATGAGCGTGTTATCCCTGTCATTCTTGAAATGTCAGCGTATTTCAGTTGGTTGTGTTGCTTATAGATTTGTAGTGCGTTCATGTTTTGTATGATTCCATAAAGAATCAAAAATAGCAAGTGTGTTTCGAGACAGAAACATTTTTTTCTGGCAAGGATGATCACATGAAAACTCAACAAGAACGGTGGGACGAAATCGTCCAACGCATGAAGGAAAAGGTGGATGAAGGCGGGCGTGGAAGCGTTTCTCGTCTTGCCGAACTGTTGAACACTGAACGTGGAACAGTATCTAAATATATCAATGGACAACTGAAAGGAGAAAGGGTTCCTGCAGATAAGATTCTTTTCTTTGAAGAAAAGCTTGGGTTAGCGCCAGTTTTGAAACGAATTGGTGTGCACTCTCCTGCGGAACCTGTAGAAGGAGACAATTTGCCGATTATCCCTGTTTTTTCTCATGCCGGAGCTGGCTCCCCTTCAGAATTCTTTTCAGGTACCCCCGAGGTAACGATTCCTGTACTCCCTCAATATTTTCTTCCTGATATTGCCGCGATCAAAGTGACCGGGGATAGCATGGAGCCGACTATCTCAAAGGGGGCCTATGTAGGTGTAGTCCCTCTAGGTGAAGACCTCATTGAAGGAGGAATCTACCTCGTTAGCCGTCCTCCTTTTGGGGTCTTGGTGAAGAGGGTACGTCTTGGCAAAGAGGGTAATATTATTCTGTATTCAGATAATCCTCGATATGAGCCACAGGAGCTACCCTTTGAAGGCTACGAGGATGTGATTATCGGGAAAGTTGTGTGGGTATGGCAGCTTTTCTAGTTATCGTATGAGCATGAACGAGTAGGCTGAAAGTAGCGGAGAGAGGTAGTATGCGCAAAATCTATCAGGCTGGCCCCCTTTTCTCAGATGTGGAGCGGTCGTGGCATGGTAAACTTTCCGAACGCCTACGCGCAGCAGGGCACTCCGTGGTCTGGCCGGGAGACTTGCTCACGTCGGATCAAATCAAAGCCGCTGGCCCCGAAGCGATCGCCCTTATCTTTGAAACATGCCGCAACGCCATTGATTGCAGTACCTGCGTTGTCGCCCTGCTTGACGGGACTCAGGTTGATGACGGCACGGCTTGGGAAATCGGGTACGCCTACGCCAAGGGGCTTCCTATCTTTGGTATCCGCACCGACTTTCGACAAGGCGGGGATACGCAGTTTAACCACGTGAACAGTATGATCGAGGGTTGCCTGTACGGTCTTGCCACAGATGTTGACGGGCTTTTGCTGATGATGTGTGCGGCTTCATGTAGCGGCAAATGAAAATCCCCGCCGGAGCGGGGATGAAGGAGTGAAATATTGAATAATTCTAGTCCTGATGCATTAAGGAACGCCCTTCTCCTTTGCATTTCTAAGGGGCGCAGGAATGGAGTCTACATCGATGATATGCTGTCATATGGAGACTATGACTCTGTACAAGAGGCATTGATGTGGCTTGAAGGGAAGGGGTTGGTGTCCGCAGACCACCTTAAAGAGATCGGCAATCGTTGCGAAGACGTTCTACGGGCAACTATCACTATCCCCGGAATAGATTATATAACTAATGGGTTTTCGTTACCTATACCAAAGGTATCCGTTACACTTGATGAGGAACAACTAGAACGTATTATCATCGGAATGGCTAGGAAATTCGGAAAACCTGATGACTCCTCTAGGATTAAGAAGTTTATCGAAAAGACTGGAAACGCTGGAATCAACGCACTCGCGACCGAGTCCGTCAAGTATATGATTGCACACTTGCCTGAAATTGCCAAAGGGTTGATGTAAAATATTTGCCATCAGTGTTGTTACTGCTTTGGGTGTAAGTTGAACCCCAGAAAAATAGTCAACCTTTACCAAACCAACAAGTTCAAGCTCAAATAGAGCGTCGTCAAAAGTATCCTTATCACCATAGCCATACATTTGCTGAATAGGTATGATGTGCGGATACGGTGCCATGAGCAGGTCCACAAACCATCTTTGGACATATACTGCTTTTTCTTTGTCCACAGCGGTTAATCCTTGCTTTCTATAGTTGAAGACAACCTGGGAAGTAGACGTAGAATTTGATGCACGTCGTCAGCAATCCGAGTAAGCGCATCAGGGCATTCGGGGTTAAACTGTCCTGAACCAAGGGTGTAGGTAAACTCTTCCACGCCAGATTCGCCAACCTTTTTCAGATTATTATATTCCATAAAGCCTATCCCCGCCCCTCCTCGTGAGGGGCTTTTTGTGCCCTGCCGGGCGTGACCGTCGATACCTTCATGGTGCTGGCGGTATTTTTTAAACTAATTGATTCTATTTGGCAACATTTAACTTGACTAATTTGATTCTGTATGGAAACATATCTTCACGACGAATGAGGATTGCCCCATTCGCTAGTTCTTCGACAAGTAGCGCGACGAAGCCCCCAAACCCGGCGTTGTACCCGTCGAGCCCCCGCGTAACAGGCGGCAAGGCCATGACCACGGCAAGGCGTTGGGCCTCTGGTAGCGAAAGCAAGGGCGGAGCCCCCGGCGGATAAAGCAAACCGGGGAAGAGAAAGGAAGAGGAATTGTAAATTTTCGCATTGAACCAGCCGGAATGATAACGGTTCTGGCTGGAAACAATACGAAAAAGCCGGGAGGAGCAGCCCCGACATGCGAAGGCGTGGCGAATATCGGGCCGTAACACGTGATAAAAAACGACAATTCACCACATAGCACGAGGTCGAGTACGAAAAATCGTACTCTCAAACCATGCTTGAACGCATCTGGTAAGGGCGGGGAAGAGAGAGGAAGAAGGATTCACTTTTAGGATGAAATTAGATAGAGAGAAAAATACTTCATATCTATTAGGAGCATAGAGTTCATCGGAAAAGGGAAGCTTTATAGTTTTTTAGTACAAAAAACTACAGGAAAAATCATGAGCAAACTCATTGAATCCGTCCACACTCTTGTCATTGATGGCGATATGCCTGCAAAAGCAATAGCATCCGCCATTGGAAAACCCTACTCGACTCTGCTCAGGGAGTGCAACCCCTATGGCAAAGGCGCAAAACTCAGCGCAGAGACGCTCATGGCAATCCTCAAAGCCACAGGGAACACCCAGCCTCTTGAAGTCATGGCGCGGGAACTCGGTTATAAACTTATTCCTATCAATTGATGAGCCTTGCATAAAAGGGGCGGCGGATCTCCCGTCTCCCCAACCCATGCGTGGACCTGAGGCGCATGGAGATGTGCGCCCCCGGCGGGGATGGCCCCGCCGGGTTTTGTGGAAAGGAATCAATTTGTGCATAACGCATATAACACTTTATATTTAATATTTTTCTGTTTATATTTAATATTTAATTGACACAAAACCATTTTTTTACTTTTCATAGCAAGTAGCGGCAAGCTTCTAGGGAAGTTCGGCGGCTACCAACTCTTGGAGGCGGTTTTACGGAACCGCAAACAGCGGCAAGCTTCTAAAAAAGTTCGGCGGCCCTACTATAAGAGGGG